AAGATGTACACATTAAGAGATTTGTTTTAAAAAAAACAGGATTAAAAAAAATATAATATGAAATTTGGAACAGGACAAACGATATATGACACACTAATGTCAGTTGATGTATATAATAATGCATTTAGTGGTTCAACTTTTGATATTGAGATATTAAATAATGGTTCAATATATAGTGGGGTCACAGTCTCAACAGTTTTAATTGATGCTCAAAGAGGTATCTTTTCTTCTTCTTGGTCTGCTGATACAACTGGAGACTATCAAGTTTTTTATAGAAATAATTTAACTAGTGTTATTTATGTTTCTAATATTTTTTATATAAGACCAGATTCAGAACTATCAACAAATATTTATGTTGGGTTATAGTTTTTAATAATTAAAAAATGTATGGACGATTATTATGTCCAAATATCCAAAAAAGGTTGTTTATTTATTTTTTTCCTATTTATAACTAAAATAGATGGCTTTATCCTTTGAAAAAAGAGAACTTTTAAAATGCATGTCTGATACTCAGTATTGGTTAGATAATTATGGATTTTGTTTTAATGCTGATACGCAAAAAATGGACAAAATTACCTGTTATGATTATCAAAAAGAGGCAATAAGGAGTTTTGAAGATAATCAAAACACGATTGTATTAAAAAGTAGGCAGTGTCTACCAAAGGGTACAATGGTTGATATTCCAGGTGGAAAAACAAAAAGAATTGAAGATTTTGTGGTTGGTGATAAGATATATTCATATAATCTTGAAAAAAAGGAAGTTGAAGAAGATGAGGTGTATGATTCATGGCAAAGTGGTATCAAACAATGTGTTGGAATATATTTTAATAATAATGAAAAAATTGAAGCTGGGGAAGACCATCCATTCTTCGTAAAGAATAAAAATAAGTTTATAAAAGCAAAAGATTTAGAGGGTGGTGATGTCATTTTACATAGATATGATGATGAATTTGTTGTAAAATACATTTATTTTACAAAAGAAAGGGTTTGTTATGATATTTCGGTTAAAAATAATGAGAATTATTTTATAAGCAATTTACTTGTTCATAATACTGGTTTTTCTGTTATTTCAGCTGCATACATTGCCTGGACATTAATGTTCAAATCAGATCAGAGAATTTTGATTTTAGCAAATGATTTGGCAAGTTCTGTTCGTTTGTTAAAAACTGTAAAAGATTTTATTAATAATACGGTTGATTTTTTGAGACCAGCAGAAATTATTAAAAATAATGAGAAGTATTTTGAATTTTCAAACAACTCTTGGGTTAAAGCTGTAGCTTGTTCTCCTGATGCTGGTCGTGGAGAGTCACTAACGCTACTTGTTATTGATGAGGCTGCATTTATTGATAATGATGATGATATTAAAGCTGGTGCGATGATGGCGGTTGCCAGAACAAGAGGGAAAACTTTGATGATTAGCACACCAAAAGGGACATCTAACTTGTATCACCAAACATGGATTTCTGCACTAAAGAAGGAAAATAATTATAAAACACTCATTGCTCATTGGACACAAAACCCCACTTGCAATATTGATGTAGAAAAAAGGGTAAATGAACACTCTGGAAAAGAGTATTGGTGGAGTCCATGGTATCAGGCTCAATGTGAAAGATTGGGGTGGGATATGGTAAAGGTTGCTCAAGAATTGGATTTATCATTTGAATCTTCTAAATATTTGGCAATTGATTCAAATATTGTTTCAAAATATAAAGAAGATGTTCAGAAAAATGATCCAATATGTTATTTTGAATTTCAAAATTTTTCAATAAAAAGACTTTGTTTTGTTCAAGAAAGAACTCCATTTTGGATCTGGGAGATGCCAAAAAAGGATGGTCAGTATATTTTAAGTTGCGATGTGAGTAGAGGAGATGGGAAGGATTATTCAACAATTCAAATTTTGGATGCAATTACTCTTACGCAAGTAGCTGAATATCAAGGTAAGATTACATCAGATAAGTTTGCAGATGTTATATATGCAGCTGCATTAGCTTATAATGAGGCATATGTTGCTATTGAGGTAAACAACATGGGTTTAACAACTGCATATTATTTACATAAAACACTGGGTTATAAAAATGTATACAAATCCAAGTCTATATCAAGTGTTTGGTCTGGTCCAAGAGATGCAAGGTGGAGTGTGTCTGAGGGTGATGAAATACCAGGATTTCAAACAACATCAAAAACACGACCTTTTCTTGTTGATTCTTTAAGGAAATACATGAGAGAGAAGGCTGTTAAAATAAATTCTCCAAGATTAATTGCTGAATTTGAAACATTTGTGGTGAAGGAGAATGGTAAAGCTGAACATGAAAAGAATGCACATGATGACTTAATTATTGCTTTTGCAATTGGGTTATTTATTCGAGATGTTGAATGGGAAAATGCCACAAAAGGAAAGGCTATGTACCATACAATGCTTGGTGCAATGACGAGTAGTAGTAGTCCATTTGCTGGAACTTTTGATACAAAGCAGATGCAATAAAAAAGAAATCAAACGAAAAAAATGTTGCATTACCAATTTTTGTATCCACTGGAGAAGCTGGAGATGTAAAAAAAGAAGATGATGATATTAGTTGGTTGCTTTAATGAAAAAAAACTTGATTTAGTGAAAAAAAATGATTATAATTTAAATTAGTAAATTACTACAAAAAATGGAAGAAAAAAATGATGGTAGCATATTCCGAAGAGCTTTGGGATTTTTTAAAAAAGATATAGTAAGAGATGGTCCATCAAATAATATGGCACCACTTGACCATACTCCTAGTTATAATAATTCTAGCAATCCTTTAGAAACAAAACAACAGGAATTTTTAGATTGGCAAATTGATGTCATTAGCAAAGATTTATATACCAGGTCTGTATACTATGATTCAGATCGAATAACTTCATATGCAGATTTTAGGGCAATGGATAATTCTCCTGAGATTGCCGCGGCAATGTCTATTATAAGAGATGAGTGTTTGGAGGCAAATACAATAATTCCACTTACAAATGGTAGAAGATTTACAATTGAAGAATTATATGGAATGGAAGCTAAAGGTTTTCAGGTTTTTTCATATAACATGAATTCAAAATCTATTGAACCAGCTACGTGTGAGAGAGTTGTGTATAAAGGAAAGCAAGAAGTTTATAAAATTATATTTAAAGATGGCTCATTTGCAGTAGCCACAACACAACATTTATGGTTGTTAAAAGGAAAGGGTAAATACTCAAAAACTTTAAATTTAGAGAATGGAGATGAGATTCAACCATTTTCAACAAAAAAAAATAATATATTTTCATTTTTTAAAAACTTATTTAGCAAAGGTGATGGAAAAAAGATTGTGAGTACAGTTGAGTATGTTGGGATGAGAAAAACATATGATTTAGTAAACGTTGGTGAATATAGCAATTTTGCAATCTTAACCTCTGAAAATAGTGGTGTAATATCCCACAATTGTCTAGTTCGAAATGAAAGAGGAAATATTCTTGAAATATATTCAAAGAACGCTAGGGTAAAAGATATTTTAAAAGATTTATTTCACAATAGATTAAATGTTGATTATAATTTAAGGCTTTGGATTCGTGAGTTGGTGAAGTATGGAGACTTTTTTCTTCACTTACATATTGATGGTAAAAATAGAAAAGGGGTATATGATGTTATGGCATTGCCAGCAGAAGAAATTCATAGACAAGAAAGTGTGGATGGAATTCCTGGAAATACAAGGTTTTATTGGGATACAAAAAATTTATATTTTGAAGATTGGCAAGTTGCACACTTTAGATTAATTGAAGATGTAAAGAAACTTCCTTATGGAAGATCTATTTTGGATCCAGCAAGAAAGCTTTGGAAACAATTGCAATTAGCAGAAGATGCAATGCTTGTTTATCGACTTTGTTTAGATGGCGAATCAAGAGTAAAAACAACAAATGGATATAAATACATAAAAGATATAGATGTTGATGATGTGGTGTATTCTTATACAGAAAGTGGAGAACTTATTGAAAATAAAGTAATCAAACATGAGTGTAATGGTGTTAAGGATATGGTAAAAATAAAAACTCAACATACGAGTTTGATTTGTACTCCAACACATCCAATTCTTGTAAAGCATGATGTGTATTTAGAAAGAGATGTTGAAAGTGGAAATGTAATTGAAAAGGTTAAATCAAAAAATAAAGTTTCTGTATTTTCGTATGTAGATGCTCAACATTTGCAAAAAGGAACACATCAAATAATTCTTCCAAATAAAATACAAAATAGGAAAATTGAAAATAAAAAAATCAATTTATACAATAAAGAAAATTATAATTTTGATAGAATAGATCTTCCAAAATATGTTGATGTGGAATTTGCTAGATTATTTGGTTTTATGCTTGGTGGTGGATGCATTAGAAGATATGAAGTATCATTTTTAGAAGGTGTAGATGAAGGAGTAAATGAATATTATAAAAATATTTTAGAAAAATACTTTAATACAGTAAATTATCAAGGAGAAAATGATGGTGAATATGGAAAGTATATAGTTAACTCAAAGTTAGCTTCTGAAATTTTTGAAGATTTAGGTTTTTTAACAGAGGCAAAAAATAAAAGAATACCTTCTTGGGTGTTTAATTGTTCTGATGATATAAAAAAATCTTTAGTATTGGGATTGGCTGATGCAGATGGTTGTACAAGATTGTTAAAAACTGGATTTTGGACAGCACAATTTCAAATGTGTAATCAAATAATGATAGAAGATATAAAAGAATTGTGGAATTCTATTGGATTATCATCTGGGCAAGTATCTACAAAAATCACAAAAGATGGTCATACTATTGAGGGAAACAAAATTATGTCATCACCAGAATGTTGGTGTGTATATATATCAGAAAAACCAATTGATGATTTTGAAAACATAATTTCAATTGAATATGAAAAAACAGATTTAGTATATGATATAACTGTTGAAAACGCTCCTCATAACTTTATTGCAAATGGAATGCCAGTACACAATACTAGAGCACCAGAAAGAAGAGTATTCTACATTGATGTAGGTTCCATTGATGATGCTGACGTGAAGCAATATATAGAACAAATAAAAACAAATATGACAAAACAACCAGTTGTTGATGCTAGAACTGGTCAGGTTAATTTGAAGTATAATCCAGCTAGTCAACAAGAAGATTATTATATCCCAGTGAGAAATGATAAATCTTCAAAGATTGAAACGCTTGCAGGTGCTTGTTTATCTTTGGATACAAAAATTTCACTATTGGATGGTCGAAGCCTGGAGTTGTCTGAAATAATTAAAGAACACGAAGGTGGAAGAGAATTGTGGTCATATTCTATAAATCCAAAAACTGGAGAAGTTGTGCCAGGAAAAATTACTTGGGCTGGAGTTACAAGAAAAAATACAGATGTTGTAAAAATCACATTAGATAATGGAGAAACAATAACAACAACTCCTGATCATAAATTTCCAACAAAATTTAATGGGATAAAAGAGGCAAAAGATTTAAGCGTTGGAGAGTCTATGTGGAGTTTTGAAACAAAACATGACAAAGTTGGTGGTGGAAAAAAAGGTGCAAATAAAAAGTGTGAAATGATTTTCGACCACTCAAAAAAGAAGTGGTTATTTACCCATAGGGTAGTTGCAAATTATTTAAAAAGAAATGGTTGTTTTGAAGAATTTGTTTTTTGCAAAGATC